TATTAAGAGTAAAGTAAAAGCGTGGCTAGAAATGACCGAAAGCATCAGTACCTTGAAATAAATCATCTAAAGCAGGTATAGCTCCTGAATCGTGAGCATAGGTTAGATAACCTACATGAGTCATTGAACCATCATTGTATGTATAACTAGCCTGAATCCAATCAGGGTCAGGCACATAATTATCACTTCCCACACTTACAGGAGGTGTTTCACCTACTGCTACGGGAGTAACAGGCACAGTACTAGGTATTACATCTAAGAAGTCAAATACAACACTTTCAGTGTGCAATACCTCTGTTACTGTAGGGTCTGTGCCTACGGTAGCAGGTGCTGGGTTAGTGTAAGGTACAGTGGTATTTACCCCTGTAGCAGCATTAAGTGCTGTGTCCGAAGCCACTAGCCCTACCACATCAGTAGCTACTAAAGGACTAGCAAAGGTATAAGTAAAGAAACCAAGACTGTTACATACGACAGTTCCTACAGGTACAGCGTTAACTGTTACTGCTACTGAGCAACCCTTCTCACCATAACCTTCAATGTGTAGGGTATCTAATACATTAACCGTAACATTGGGAGGTGGTGTAGTGTCAGGAACAATCTCTAAGTATTGGTATTGAAACGTGACATAAGCATCATCACTGCCCGTATCAATATTATAAAGTACATCAGGTACATTGAAATCTTGAGGGCGTGTGATACATGCACCACTCTCCACAGATAGACCTTGCTGTGATAGTGTTTTATTAGAAGGGTCACTTTGTATAGTGTACGAGCCATAGGTGAGCTGTGCAGTAAGTAAAAAACAATCAAAACCAACAGATGTGCTTAAACCAGTAAGTTCATTAGTACTTGGGTCATAGCCATAATCAGTAATTAACTTACGCCATAAGAAGTGTTGATAATTAGCATCACCCATCTGAGCATACAGTAAGGTAACTGGAAAACCCACTAAACCATCAAGGTAAGTTTTAACTTTAGCGTCTAGGTCAATGGCTTGTGTAGTAATGGATTCAGCAGTCGGTAAACCATAGGCATACTGCCCTGATGCGGCATAGTTATAAGCTCTATTAAAGCTATTAGGTAAGCTCTGCCTACTAGCTTCCATAAGGTAGTCAAGCAGAGACTTGCTATTTATACTTGGGCTTAGAGGTCTGTTTTTATCAAACAGATACTTAAGTACCCCAACTCTTGACGAAGGTATAATGTCTTCATTAGACAGCAGACGTTGGATTGCTGTAAAGTGTTTTGTAACCTTCTTCGTACTGCCTAACCCCATAACAACCTCTTAGCATTACGGCGCAGGAACTAAAGGCGCAGGAACTAAATCAAGGCCATCGAATAGTTTCTCAACTACCTTACCTATATCAGCTTCACTGAGATGGTTTACATAGTCATTATCTGTTGAATCCGAGGCAGTACTAAAGCGCACATTCCAAGTCTCAAGCATTAACTTAGCAGCTTTTTGTTCTGCATCACGAAGATAGTTCTCTGCTTGACGATTCATCAACAAGTTCTGAACACCCATGACTGAGCCACTCTCAGGGGTAGTTGTAGTCTGTGCCAATTCAGTCGTAGTCTTTTGAGCGTACAATGCAGTTTGAGCAGCAGCACTTTCTTTCTGTGCATTAGTCAACAACACCTGTGCAGGTAACACGCTAGATGTTGTGTAACTAACTTGTGCTATTTGAGCATCTGTACTTTCTTTTTGGGAATCAATTAAGCTACCTTGTTTAGATATATTAGTACTTTCAAGTACAAGATTTGCCCTGATTTGGTCTATGCGTAACCTTTCTGAGGTAATTTGTGCCATTTGGTTAGGCACAACAACCTCCACACGTTGAATGATCTCTTCAGTTTCATAATTTAATTTAGCTTGTTGTTGTTGCAGTAAAGCCAACTCTTGGGGTTTAATAGACGCTAGGTCATATTCCAATAGTGCTGTTTGTTTGGTTTGGTTTGCTACCTGTGCAGGTAACAAATTAGCGACTCGATAAGTTATCTCTGAAGTTTGTGCTGTTGTTTGTGCTGTTTGGCTTGGGAGTAAAGTATCAGTACGATAATCAATCTCAGCAATTTGAGAGGTAATCTGTGTTTGGTTTCGTTTAAGAATCTCTACTTCTTCAGGCATTACATAAGTTGTTTTATACGCAATCTGTGTAGTTTCTGCTTCAACTTGTAATGCTTGTTTATCTGTCACAGTTTTTTGGCTATCTAACAGATTACCTTGTTTTACCAAATTGGCTGTAGTTTGTGCTATGTTAGTTGTTTGCGCTTCAGTATTTAACCCTGCTTTTGTTAAATTAGCTACTTCAGCAGGTAACTGGAAATCAGTAACATAATCTGTTTGACGAATGCTTGCGGTAATTTGGTCTTGTTGTTTCTGCGTTAATGTAATCTGCTTTTCTAATAACTGTAACTCTAAAGGCAACTTAGCCTTACTTAACGCATATTGTGCTGCTTGAGCTAAGAATGCTGTAATAGCTTGAGCGTACACCGTAGCATACGCTGTACCTGTAATACGTCCGCTAGTAAACTCACGGTCTAAGTGTAATCTTAAAGTTTGGAGTAATACATCAAGTACCCCCTTACCTGTTAAAGAGCCTTCAGTAAGCTCATCAACATTAAAGCCTGATGCAATTGATGTGTCATTAATAGGTGTAGTAGTCATGTATTACCTCAAACTTTAATTATTCAATACTGTTACGAGCTTGCTGTGCTTTTGCTAAATCTGCTAATTCTTTGGCAGATAAAGGTGGCAACTCTTTAATACCAAAAGCAGGTACTAAACGAGATTCAGGAGCTTTGTCACGAGTTTCAGGAATAGTCATACGCATTTGACGTTCTTGAATTTGGTTAAGTAATACCGCTTCTACGTGGGTAGGATAACCAAAAGGAACGAACCGCTTAACATTCATAATACGATTAGCAACTTGGAACACTTCACCGTGATAGTCACGTTTAGAGGTATCCATTGAAGTAATAATTACACGCTTTAAAGCTAAAGCTTCAGCACGAATTTGTTTGATTTTATCTGCTTTGGATAACACAGGAACTACCTGTTCAGTAGCAACACTTAAACCTTCATCAGCATTAAGATGGTCTGCAATACGTTGTTGTAACGTAGCAGCAGAGATGTTGGGGCTATACTTAATACCCAAATCATCTGCCTGTTCTTTTAGCTGTTCTAAAGATACTGTCATTTATAAATCCTCGTTAATAAGTGCGTACCTACTTACGTAGGTACGCACATAGTACTACATAATTCCGATTGTTTTGATTAAGGCAATACGCTCACCACGTAACAACATGAAGCCGTAGTACCACTCAATTGACATAAAACCAGTTTTACCATAAGGATTATCTAAAGAGTATAAGTCTTCAGGCTTCTTATGGACAGTTTTAAACTTACTGGATTTACCATCAGTGTTGAAACCAATAGTAGTAAAGGATTCACTACCTACAACTAAGATAGGTAATACGTCTAACTTACCGTTAGTGGCGTAGTGTGTACCTGAAGCATCAGTACCACCTTGACCTACAAACTTCACCATGTCAGGGACAATGATAAAGCGGAAGTCACCAATACTACCACGCTCACCTGTCAACACTGTAGTACCTGCTGCATAGGACTCTACAGGCTTCCATGCAGGATTACTGTGTAGGTCTTGCATTGCTTCAAGGGTAGGAATTAACTCCGAACCACAGTAAGCAATACGACAAGAAGGCACTACTTTAGTGTCAGTTAAACGTGTACCTGTAATGATTTTGGTTTCTTTAGGGCAACGGTTGTTATCCAAATCAATAGATAATTGTTGCAAGTCTTTGTACACCAAAGCATCAGCTTCATCTAACGTAGCATTGGAAGTTGCATTACCTGTGTAACGGATAACACCTGCATTGGTAATCAAGTCAACCATTAAGGCATCTTCGGTGATTTTCATAGCAGCATTAACGGTTTCACGGTTAAGGTGCATCATCAAATCAGCGTCAGTATCAAAGTTTAAAGAATCAGTGGAGTAAGCACTATGGAAACCAAAGTTTTCAAAAGTACCTTCTAAGTCTTTGCGCTTGAAACCAACACGGTTAACTTTACCTGCTGTTTCGCTTAACAATGGCAACTTACTTGGAATATAGCCAATATCTTTCGATGAGCCATATAAGTTACCCGAACCTTGATAGGCTTGTGCGCCTAAGTCTAAAGCAATGGCAGCATCTTTCTTAGTAGAGTTAAGATACTTAGCAGTTAAAGAGCCAACTAAGGTAAGCGTAGCAAAACCTGCACCTGCACTGTTATCTGCCCCTGCGGTAGCAACAAGCGTAGTACCCACGTTATCGTTGATAGCGGCAGCTTTAGCAGCTTTGGTAGCGTTAGTAGCAACCATAGACGCACTAGGCCAACGCACATACCATTCAGTATTGGCAATAGTTACACCTGCGGCATCAATACCTTGATCGTTAATGTTTTGTGCATCAAGTAAAGGGATGTAATGGTACTTCTTGATGGTTTTACCCATGTTTTTAGGCATGGAAGTAACATCAGCTAATTGACCGAAGAACTGTTCACGTCTAGCTTCAATGAGAGCCTTACGGTCATAGTAATGGGTATTAAACTGAGTACCAATATCAGAAGCAGCACTAGGAGGTGCATTATAAGTCTGAGTCATTTTTCATATTCCTAAGCAAGCCCTTGTGCTGCGAGTTGTTTCAAAAACTCATCATCACTTAGGGCAGGAGAATTAATAGGGATTGGGCGTGTACTTGCTGTTGTTTGACGAGGAGGTGCAGCACTTTTACGTGCATCTGCAACAGGTGCTTTGACTGGTGGAACTACAACAGGCACAGGAGCAGGCTGATTAGCTGCTATTAATTTACGCTCAACTGCTGTGTATGCCTCTAAGTCTGATAAACCCGTTAATCTACCAAGTGTACGTTCATACTCCACAACCTGAGCAATCTTAGCGTATGTACCATTAGCTATTTGAGCATCAATAATACGAATCACTTCAGGGTGTTGTACAAGAACATTACGACTAGCTTCATCCCACTGATTACCTACCACTTGGATGGTCTGTGCAAAGGTAGGGGATGATACTTTTAAGTCTTCAAGCACACTGTCTAACGCATCATTAGTAACAGGTACTTGAGGCTGTGTAGGTACATACTTATCAGCTTGTTCAACATCAAAACCATATAAGTCAATACCACTATCTTTAACAATCTTGGCAATGGCTTCAGGTTTATTCTGTTTAATATCAATAAGAAGAGCTAAGTCTTCATCACTGATACTATGCTGTGTCATTACCGCTTTTAACTGCTTGAGTGGTTTAAGCTCTTGCATCTTGCGGTTGTAGTCTGTACCCATTTGCATTAGCTTAATAGCATCATCAGGGTCAGTAATTTGAATCTCTCGACCATTGGCTTTAAAGGGCTTAGTCAGTTTTTCATAAAACTCTTGATGATTAACTGTTGTAGCTTCTGCTGCGGTAGTTACTTCTTCGTTGGGAGTACCAGGCGTACCTTTGGGTGCTTCAGTTGTAGTAACAGTAGTCGCTTCAGGTTCTTGAGTTTCTGTAATAACAGGCTGAGTTTCTACAACTTCAGGTGTTGCTACAGCTTCTTCAGGCTGAGGCTCTACTGGTAAAGGTTCAATAGCATTAAGAAACTCATCATCAGACATTGCTGCTAATTCATTTTCTTGAATAGAGGTATCTGTTACTTGGGCTTCTACTGTCATAGTTATTCCTCGTCTTCTTCGTGTAAATAACTCTGAGCTTCAATAATATGTTGATTGGCTTCAGAGCCTTTTACGGCTAGGTCGTGTAAGTACTTCTTTAAATAACTAATTGCATTTAACTTATCTATCACTGCACTGTATTCAGCACTGGTTTTATCTAATTCAGCTAACTGATAAACCAATGAAGAAACTTCATCAGTAAATAAGTGAACATCAAAAACCTTATGAAAAGCAGGCAGAACTTTTAACTGTTCTACCGCTTCCCCTAACTGTGCTTCTTCACGGTGTTGAGCTAATAAGCTATATACAGTGTTACTCATTTAATTAAGTACTTACATATTTATTTAAGTAAGTAAATTAAATAGGGTTTTGGTTAGTTTGTCTAGTACCTTGAAGCTCTGCGTCAGCCATACTCTTCAATATACCTGCATTATGTTGAAATTTCTGTGATGCCATAGCTTGCTCACCCTTCACATTTTCTAGGTCTAAGGCACTTTGATTGGCTAAAGTTTGCTTCTGTAAATCACGTACATGGCTTTCACCTGTCTCTTCATTAACAAACTTCTGTGTCTTCAAGTCTGCATCACCTTGTAGATTCTCTGCACGAGCTTGTTCAACAGCAACCTTAGCACCTTGTACTTGTGACTTAGCAGAAGCCTCTTGAGCTTCAGCATTAAGCTTGGCAATCTCTGCTTGTAACTTAGCAATCTCAAGTTGTTGTAACTGCTCTTGCATTGGGTCAGGTTGAGGTTTGTAGTTCTCAATCTTATACGCTAAATCAGGCATCTTTTTCAGGTGGGCAATCTCAGTAAGGATAATCTGCGTTAGCTCCATACCCATCGTATTACCTAGCGTCTGTAGCATAAACCCTAAGTCTTGTGCTTTGGCTTGGTCATCTTCAGGGGTAGAGATAGACAGTGATAAGTCATAATCACCTGCTAAATCATCTGCGCGTACAGGTACAAAGGTATCATTAGTTAAACGTACAACCTCCTGCTCTGATAACCACACAGCATTCATAGCAAGCATCTTACGCCCTACTTGCATTAACCCATGAGCAATACGTCTAAGAATACTCATCTCACGCTTACTGGCTGCATCTAACGCACCACGCACACCTGTAGCACTATCACCTAAACCATTACCTGTAATACCACCACTAGAGAATGCTTTAACACCTGATAATGATTCTGAGTCATTATTTACCATGTTAATTAAAGCCATAGCAGACTGGGGTATTTCAGGAAACTTATGTTGGTATATAGTCTGTGGATTCCCTGTAGGATTGTATTCATAATCCTGCCCTTTCTTGAATCGAATCAAGTTAGTAGCATCTAATAAATTCTTAGGCACACCTGTTTGACTGTTAGCAGACTTACCTAATAAATCAATCACACCGCGAGTTACTGCACCAAGAATCTTTTGATTGTCTTCTAGTAACTCTGCATCAGGGATACCCCGTACATCGTCATCTTCAGGGATATAAGGGATTAAAACGAAAGGAGGTTTCTTATCAGGGAAAGGGTTTTCTTCTAAGCGAATAAGTGTATTACCAATCCAACAAGCCAAGATAGGAGTAAGGGTATCATCACCTGTTACATCGTAATAGCCATAATACTCATACACCGTAACTTTACGTCTTGCTACATCAGAGAACTGGAAAGACTTACCATCAACATACGTATGATAAGGTGAGCTTTCTTCGTACATACCACGAGCAGCAATCTCTAAGTTCTTATACCTACCATCAGCTTTAAGGTCAGCCAAGCAAGATACAAAGCTGTAAATAATAAACTTAGCTTTATCAGTATCACCCTCACAGGTAGGATCAACATACACGTTACGTCCGTTGCATACTTCAAGTGTTGGCTTATTAACTTTAGGCTGCATCTCTTTAACAACACGTGTACCTGTTTGAGTAGCACGTATAGGTTGCTGCATCTGCATTGAAGCTCTTACACTCTCTTGTATATCAGGTGCAACCATATTAGCAAACGTATCAGGCTCACTCTGCATCATTTCAGCATATTGGTTTAAGTCTTCAACCATTTCAGGTGCAGATACATAAGACCATTGAGGTATCTCTTTCTCTACCTCAACCTCTTCAAGTAACCAACCAACACGAACAACAGCAGTACCTTCTTTAGCACATTTACGGATAAGTTTATCAATGAAGGGTATTTTATTTATCTTACACTCAAATTGATAATTCAGAATTAACTCATTCTGTTTAGCCCTTTCAACATCTTCATGTGTTACTGGTTTTACTTTGAATAATTCTTTAGTTGCTAAGAAAGGTTCAGACAGTGAAGCACAACGCCACTCATACTGCTTACGGATTAACTTAGGGTTAATACGTGATTGTGCTTTCTTCTCTTTGTTCTCAGGTAAAGGCTTAATATTAAAAGCAGTCTCCCATTGATCGAGCCTAGCAATATAAGCTGAATGATCTGACTGACACTCTTCAAAATCTTTCTTTAAATCCAATACTGACGGTTCTTTAGGCCACTCAGGCTGTAGCTTAAGTACTAAAGTTTCTGTTTGTTGTTCCATTAAATAAACCCTCTTTCAGAAAATAAGTCAGTCTCTAAATCAGTACCTACATCTAAACCAAGCATCTCTAATCTTTGACACTCGGCTTCGTATTGTTGTAAGTAGTTTATATCCATACTGCTTCTATTAGCATCAAAGCTAATGCCCACAGGACTAGCAAACCTTGAACCAATAAACATAAGCAAAGCAGGTAGGTACATGTCAGTAAGTTCTACATCAATATCCGTATTATCAACGTAAACCAATTTAGTAGGTAAAGCAGAGTACTCAATCGTAAAGGTATCCTGTTCTTTAGGTGCAGTCTTAAACTTAAAAAGGTTAGTCTTAAGAATAACTACAACACCACTACCATCAAAAGAAACACTACAACCTGTCGAGTCCTTAATACTAAGAATCTCTATCACATCCCCTGTAAAATCCTCAGTTGTAATGTAACCTGTAGGATTACCTATACTCGCTACGTTAGCAGTACTCAGTTCATAAGCTAAAGTACTTGGAGTAATACCTACATCAACAAAGCCTTTCTTTAATTTAAACCGTGTATATAACTTTGTTAAACCAAGATTGATAGCACCTACTATTTTAGGTATCTTAGCTCCAACAATGTTACCATTTTCTACAAAGTTCAGGTTGGCTAACTCACTCGAAGCCAATGAATCAAGTATGTCCTCTAGTTTCATATATCACCTAACAAAAATAACTATCACTACTTTCAAAACTTGATTCATTATGTAATGAACCCCAAATACCATCTTTACCTTGTTTCAAGCCAGTGTCACTACTAGGCAACCATACAGGCATCAGTGCTAACATAGACACCGTATCTAGCGCATCATCATGCTTAGACTTAAACCCACCTACAGTCGTAAGGCTTAACTCATCAAGTAACTCATCTAAAGCTATGCTGCCTTTATCTTCAATAGGAAAGAACATTTCACCCATCTTAAAGTAAGGCACTACTACGTTAAATCTTTGTAGCTTAGAAGTGGTAGGTCTAATACCTGCCCTACCTTCATTACTATCTGAAGCCATAGAGAAGTAGATATTACGTCTCATCATCTCTTGCTCAATCCAATTCACAAATCCACCTTGTTGACCTGACACTTCAATACCGACAGACTGTGGACTGTATAACTGTACAAACTTAAACAAGTCATCCACATTCTTATCCATTGTCTGACGCTTACAAATACCATCAACCCAGTACTTAAACCCTTTATTATTAACTGCCCATACACTAATAAAACTATAATCACTAAACTGCTTCTCACTGGTAGCGAAGTCAGTTGTAATATAAAAATTAAAGTTAGCTCGCTTATCTAGTAGTACTCTTTTTGAGTACCACTTTAAGTCTGTTTCACTAATAAGACGGGTATCATCTGAAAGAATCTGTAGCATTAGCTCTTGATAGAATGAAGCTAACGCACCTTGTAACTTGAGCTTCTCGTACATCTTAGTTACATAGTCGTAACTGAATCTATCCTCCCATGAACCTCTAAACTCTTCACGTGTGCAAGGAAACTTCTCACAGATAGGATATACGTTGACAAGCCAAGCACCTGACTCAACTGCTACATACAAAGGATCTGCTGCATTGAATGGTGTACCATTCCAAATAATCTTTCTACGCTTAGGGTGTAATGCTGCTTCTAGTGAACTATTGATATTGGTTTTAATGTTCTCTGTTTCAGTAGGGCTACGTGCATCAGCATCAGTGATAATGTCATCAAGTAAAGCCAATACAGGACGACTACCATTCTCTCTCGTTCCCCTGATGTTCGTCTTGCCACCATAAGCTGATACCACTAACGAAGTACCATCCTTACGGATGAACTCCCATCGAATATCTGTAAACTTAACTTCTTGTAAATACTGCTGTAAAAAATCAGAGTTATTAAACTTATACTCCAATGCTTTACGCATTTTCTTCACACCACCATCAATGGTATCCCCTACAAATATCATGTGAGGTATTTTACCTAGTGTGGGTAACTCACCATACAAAGCAATACGAAAGATGATGTACTCAAGTAGAGTAGTCTTAGCTGCACCCCTATGACATAAGTTAATAATATCTTTACCTGATTCATCTATGAAACTGTCCAGTATTTTTAGATGAATACTTGGGGTAGTATTTTCAGTCATACCCCCGTCAATTAGCTTAATTAAATTAAGCATCTCTAAGGCAAAAGAACTAGGAACATACTCAGCATCAGTACCGTATTTAACGGCTGCTAAGTAATCCGTAACCTTCTTAGGAAATGGTGCTGTCATGCTCTATCACCTTTACTAATTTTTGTTTAGCTACCTCAGACACATGCACTACCCCTGCACCAATAAACTGCTGCTGCTTTAAAGCCAACTCAGTTAATGTATGCTTTAAATCCTCCATAGCTGAATCTTTCTTCAAACCAATATCTAACTCCACCTTAGTTACTTCAGGTGGTTTCAAATGCGTCAATATACTATTTGCTGCATCACTTCTTACTTTCTCAGAATTAGCAGTCATCATTAACTCAGCCTGTACATTCAGTGCTTTCTGATATAGGTCTTGGTTTAGTACCCAAGAAGGAATCATTGACTGTTCAAGGATTAAATTAACTAATTTATTTTTATTATAAGAAGTAACAAAGGAGGATATATCTTTAGCATTCTTCCCTGCTGATAACATTGCTTGGTATCTATCAGGGAATGTCTTAACGAAAGCATCAACATTACTTCCCCCCATAATCTTATGACTACAATACTTAATTGCATTGATGTAGTCCTCCATCTTGAACTTACCTTCCCTCATCACATGAGCATAGCTCAATAGATTATCTCGGTAAGTCTCATACATGTCAGGGTCAGCTAATGTCTTGTTAATTTGGTCTATTAACTCTTGGCTTACTGAAGCCTTGAACTGACTAGGTACTACTTGTTTAAATTGTTCTGTTGTGAGTAAGGTCATACTACCACCCCTTAAATTACGCTTATCATACTTACTTAATTACTTAAGTAAATAAAATACTAAGAAAACCAACACCAAACACAACTGCACCTACAATCATCAATGACATAGGATAGCCTAAGTTTTCATAATCCACTGTACACAGTAGAAAGAAACCAAATATGAAAACCACTAAACCAATAAAAGTAACTATCATTTACTTAACCTCATTCTTTAAAAACTGGGCATACTCTTGTTCATTTACATGCAGTCTTTTAGCAGAGTCTTTTGTTGTATCCCCCTCTAAGGTGTACGAACCTAAGTACTCCCCTGTTACTTCAAACCAATGCTCACATACTTTAGCTAAGTTATTGGTTACAGGTATCATTACTTTAGGATTAATTAGGTAGTGTTTATTCTTAAATCTTTTAATCCAACCTAAAGAAGATAACACAGCATATCCTTTCTTCAGTCTTTTAACTTCAGCTAAAGTTAAACTACTTGGCTCAATAATTACGATATTGGTTTCATAGTTTCTATGCTTACGCATAAACCAAAACAACCAATTAGTGTTGAAATCATTAGCAAGATTTAGCATTGCTGTATCCACATCAATACCTTTGATACCTGTCATACGACTTACCCCCTCTCTACCGATACCCCCAAAAGGAGGTAAGTTATTAACAGCTTTAGGAAAAGCATATAGATGAAACTCTTTACTACTATTCAGTTCTAGCTGAACAGTCGTAGATGGTTTAGACTTAGACATAAGCAGTCATCCAGTTAGTTACTTTGTTTATTGTGGTGATTAGTAGAGTACCTAACTGGAGCTGTTCAGTCAACATAACGTACTTGCACAGGTACTTTTAGTGCTTGTAACTTATTGATTTATATAGTGAATTTTTTACTAATATATATATATACATACGTACCCACTTACTTACCTATCTGTGCTTCGCACCTCTGTTGAACTTCTTATTCTTACTAAGGCAAGTATAAACCTTACAGCTCTATCGCTACGCGCTTACGCGCTTACTCAAGCTTACAGGTTTATACTTGCCCATAAAAAACCCTAAGTAAAGTTAATTACTTAGGGTTTACACATGTTTATTTGCTTTAGTTAAACTAAACTTAACTTACACGTAGATAAATCCTCAAGATATTTAAACATGTGTAAACCCTAAGTAATTAACTTTACTTAGGGTTTTTTATGGGCAAGTATAAGCCTGTAAGCCTAAGTAAGCACGTAAGCGCGTAACGATAAAACTGT